TCAATATCATTTATCATACTACTCCTCATCGTGGGTTAGAGCTAGTGCTTCCTATCTATGAAGCATTGTATGAAGAGTATGGTGATAGATTGCATTTAGATGTCTACTCATCGTTCTCAATTTATGGATGGGAACAGCGTGATGAGCCTTATAAACCTTTATTTGAGAATCTTAAGAAGCATCCTGGAATAACTTATCATGGTGCTAAAACTAATGAAGAGGTTAGAGAAGCGCTAGAGAAAGCCCATATCTTCCTTTATCCTTCTATCTGGCAAGAAACATCTTGTATTGCAGCTATTGAGGCTTTAGCTGCTGGTTGTGTTGTTGTATGTCCTAACTTAGCTGCTCTTCCTGAGACATGTGCTAACTGGGCATTTATGTATAACTTTAATGAAGATCAGCAAGCACATGCTAATACAGCTTATGGTGCTATTAAGAACGCTATTGAAGTTTTAGGCACAGAAGAGATGACAACCAATCTCTATAATCAAAAAGCCTATTTTGAACTATACTATAACTGGTACCTGAGAGGTAAACAATGGACATCATTGCTCAAAGGTATGTTAGGAGAAGATCTAGATGACGATGATTCCGAGCAAGCGGCCTGATTCACGAATAATTCCTCTTCCTGGCGAACTAGAGCTGGGTAGAATATATATTGATGCTGCTAAAGTAAAAGATAATATTGCTTCATGGTCTGAATTTGACCTGTTAAGAGCATATACTGATATTAAAGAATGTATTGCTCTTATTGAAGATGAACAATCTAATGATATGTCTTTTGATGTATTACAAAGGATCAAATTAAATGTCGAGAAAGTCTTCGGCTCCAAAAAAGCCTAGAAAGAAGAGAAAGCTTACTGAAGAGCAACGTGCAGCGGCTATAGAACGCTTAGCTAAAGCACGTGCTAAAAGAGGTAAGCCAAAGTACGAAAACTATCACCCTACAGTTGTAGCTCTTCCTGATGAGCATAGGTTCTCTTTGAAGACTGTTAGAAGTTGGATTAAGAATAACCGAGAGAAGCTAGGTTCTTTGAAAGCTGCTGTAAGACAGAATCAAAAAGGTGCATTAGCTGAGCTTAAATGGGTTGAAGGCTATATTAGAGATATGGAATGGTATCTTCGTACAGGTGATTGGATCTCTAATTTCTGGGGTGAAGAGCAGAATAAAAGAATTATATGGAGAACTTCAGTCCCGGCATACGATAAAGATGGTAACGTAAAGACGAGTTATGAAACAGAACCGCGTGAAGATAAATAATAGTATGGCAGACATTATTTCGTTTCCATCTAGTCGCATTAAACGTGTTCCAGCAACTCGAAACCTCTCCTCAGAGGAAAGAAAAGCCTTGATTTTAGAGGAGAAAAAGGCTACAATCGAAGGTAGTCTAGAGTATGTCACTATCGAATCATTAGGACTTATCGCTAGATTAGGTTTTGATATCACCCAAGAGAACTATGTAAAAGATGTTACTCTCTTGGTTGATGTTTATAGATCGCTTCTTTACAGGTCTATTGGACTTAAGCATCCAATTCATGACTATGTAGATAAGAAGTATGTAATTACTAGTGATGGGTATGATGATGGTAGTGAATATGCTTACAATCCAGATTTCGTACCTGAAGAGGAAGCAGATAAAAGCGATTAGTTATGGCTATTCTTATTGATTATTCTCAAGTTGCAATTAGTAGCTTGATGGCCCATGTGAATAATAAATCTTTTGACGGTGAGATTGACACCGATCTAATTCGTCATATGATTCTCAATGCAATACGAAACTTCAGAAACAACCATAAAGAAAAATATGGTGAGATTGTTATCTGCTGTGATGATAAGAACTATTGGCGTAGAGATTATTTCCCATATTATAAAGCTCAGCGTAAAGAAGCTCGATATAACGATGGATACGATTGGAAAAGTATCTTCGAGAATCTAGAGCTGATTAAGTCTGAACTTAGAGAAACCTTTCCATATAAAGTTATTCAAGTAGAAAGAGCAGAAGCAGATGATATCATCGCTACTGTTGTTCGCTATCACTCATCACCTCTTGAAGGAGGGGTTGAGTTTGAGCCTTGCTTAATTGTATCAGGAGATAAAGACTTTATTCAATTACATCGCTATGGCGATACTTCTCAATGGTCTCCTATTCAGCATAAATGGGTACGAGGTAATCCAGAGAAATACTTGCAAGAACATATCTTAAAAGGTGATAGAGGCGATGGTATTCCTAACGTACTAAGTAAAGATGATATCTTTGTATCAAGTGGAAGACAGACACCTATGCGTCAGAAGAAGATGGAAGAAATCTTAGCTGATTTAGAAGAAGGTGAGCTGTTATATGCTGCTTCTTGGTATGCAGGTTACTGTAGGAATAAAACTTTGATTGACTTGACTGAGATTCCAGGAAAGATTTCATCTCAGATAGTTGATTTATATAATGATAGTAACGATAATGATCGTTCTAAACTGTTCAATTACTTTATTGAGCATAAACTTAAACACTTAACTGAACATATAAGCGAGTTTTAAAATGCAATTATCAGTTAGCGAACTATTAAAGAAGGCTGCTAAGAAATCTAAAGTAGCTGATAGAGCTGAGTATCTACTTAAGCATGATAACCCTACAATGCGTAAGATTCTTAAGTATACTTTTAGTCCTAAAATCACATTTAATATGATGCCCGAAGGTGCTCCTCCCTATACACCTACAGACGGTATTGATTTAGAGAATGTACTCTATGCTGAGACTAGACGTCTCTATCTGTTCACAGATGGCGGTAATCCAGATCTTAAATCTATTCGTAAAGAGACACTCTATATTGAGTTACTTGAGTCTGTAGATCCAGAAGATGCTAAGCTATTAGTCTACATGAAAGATAAAAAACTAGGGCCTGAGTATAAAGGTCTTACAAAGTCTGTTGTAGAGAAAGCCTATCCGGGGATGTTATGAGACCTAAACGTCAATTAGATCCAGAGTCAAGTCAACGTAAACGTAATAAAAAAGTATTGAGAGACCGTAGAGAGCTGCGCAAGCAACGCAGAGCTCAAAAAGGTATTGTATGATAACTGTTATTGATAACTTTCTTGACGATCGTTCTTTTCATGATATTAGTATTATTGTAGGTCATGAGGTAAATTCTGATTGGCAAACTTTTCCTATGTTCTGGAATAGATCTGTAGGAGATAGACACGATACCTCAATTCAAGGCGGTTATTTTACTCATATATTTTATGATAAAGATCTAGAAGACCCTAATAACGCTCTATGTTTATCAGATTACTCAGGTATCGCAGACCTTATTATTAACAAGTATCTTACTTTAGATAAAGCTTTAGTAAAAGACTTTACTAATATTAAACAAGCAAAAGTAAACTTCTTTTCTCCCACTGAAAATCTGCTTACGTATGGTTTTCATCAAGATATTCCTGTATTAGAGCATAATTCACTTATTTTTTATCTAAACGATTGTGATGGTTATACTATGTTTAGTGATGGTACTAGAGTTAGATCTAAGAAGAATAGAGCAGTGATTATTACTGACGGTCAAGATTATGAACATGCAAGTACTAATTGTACTGATGCTTCTTTTAGAGCAGTAATTAATATTGTATTCAAGAGGACTGTATGAGCGCTATAGTTATTTGCAATGGCCCATCTCGTAAAGAATTTGATCTAAACCTTCTTAAAGGTAAGGGTGAGATCTTTGGATGTAATGTAGTCTATAGAGAGTTTGACGGTATTGATTATCATGTGCTTATTGACCATGGAGTATTTGAGGAGCTGACTCAAGCAGGTATCGATAATAAAAAGATTATCCCTGCTACAGGAGAAGACCAATACGAACCAGCTCATAAACCAGGTGGAAGATATAAAAATAATGCTGGTGTTTTTGCTATGGAGCAAGCCGTAAAGCGAGGTCATAAGTTAGTTTATGTTCTTGGTATGGATTGCATTGTAGCTGAAGGAGACTTCTTAGGAAACGTCTATCTCAATACTAAAAACTTCCCTGATAAAGTTTCTTTTGACGATCAAAGACGACGTCTATTTTATGTAGACTGGTTCTGTCAACAATACCCTGCTGTTAAGTTCGTGTTTGTATTTCCTGATAGTATCAAGAAGTATAATAGAATAGAAGCTAAGAATGTTGCAGGTCTTACATTTAATAAGTTTAAGGAGAATATAGGTGCCTAGATATGGATGGGAAGATCCTGCTACTGGAGAGCAGTGGGACTTAGATATGACTTATGAAGAGATGCAGCAGTATAAAAAAGATAACCCTGACCTGCATCAAGTCTTTAACATTAACTTTACCTCATCTCGCTATGAGAAAGGCGGTAAGATGGATGATGGCTGGAAAGAAATGCTAGGACGCATCGCTGATGAGAATCCAGGAAGCGACCTAGAAGAATATAAACGTCGTCGTACTGCTAAAGAGGTTAAGAGTATGGATGCTATTGAGAAGAACAGACGTAGACTTGGAATTAAGCGAGAGAAAACAGATACTAGTGTAGGGATTTCCAAGCATGGCGAACGTACACCAGATTAATATCTACGATGATCTCTTTACATATGAAGAGCAAGTAAGATTCTATACCTTTATCAAAGGTAGCATGTTTAAATATTGTACAGCTGATGATGTAGCAATTGAGCATAGTGAAGATTACTCTATGGTATCTGAATGGAATCTTCAAGACGTAGAAAACTTTGGTATTTTAAAAAATAATAAAGTAAAAGAGATAATGGAAGAGCTTGGCCACATTGAAACTTTGACACCTCGTGTAAATGCATCTTTTACTTCTGATAGTGATAGATTGCATGTAGATGGAGGGACAAATCGATTTACTATGCTTTATTATCCTAATCTTAACTGGAATCTAGAATGGGGAGGGCATACAATCTTCTCAAAGGATAGAAAAAAGATAGATAAGATTGTAGAATATGTACCAGGAAGACTTATTACCTTCCCTGCTACATGGCCTCATATGGTGTTTAGCCCTACTAAGTTGGCTAAATCTCTTCGTTTTACTTTTGCGATGACAATGGATGTATCATGAGCGCAAGAACGCAAAAATTAACAAAAAGACAACGGCGCCAGCTTAGAAGAGAAGGCGTACTCCCTCCAACTAATCCTCATGGTAATCAGAAGCAGTCTTTTAAGCTTAAGACTGTTCTCCCTATTACAGAAGCACAGCAAAAAGTATGGGATCTGTTTAACAGCGGTGCTAATATCTTTATGCATGGAAGTGCTGGTACAGGTAAAACCTTTCTAGCCTTATATCTAGCCCTTGGAGAGCTTAACGCTGATGATAGTATTAATAGTATTACGATAGTTCGTTCAGCTGTTCCGACCCGTGATGTAGGCTTCTTGCCGGGTAATCTCAAAGAGAAGTCTAGAGTGTTTGAGCAGCCATATGAAGCTATTGCTACTGAGCTCTATAGTAGAGGCGATGCTTATGAGATTCTAAAGAATAAAGGCGATATTGAGTTTGTAACAACGTCATTTATCCGTGGCATTAATTTAAACAATACGATTATAATTGTAGATGAGGCTCAGAATATGACGTTCCATGAGCTCGATAGCATTATTACAAGATGTGGAAAAAACTGTAGAGTTATTTTCTGTGGAGACTATAAACAAAACGATCTATCTGATCAAGGTGAATATTCAGGTATCGTTAAGTTTACAAATATTATTAAGAAGATGAAACGCTTTTCTTTTGTAGAGTTTTATAATGAAGATATTGTTCGATCTGATCTCGTGAAGGAGTATTTAATTGTCAAGAATAAGATTTAAACACGAGCCATTAGAGCTGCAAGAATTAGAAGTAGAGCAGTTCAATAATGCAAGATGGTACCTTACACCAGAGGGTAACAAGTATCCTTCTGTATCAACAGCTATTGGTTGGCACAATAGAGGGGCTATCGCTGAATGGCGTAAGCGTGTTGGCAAAACAGAAGCTCAGAAGATTACTACAAAAGCTGCTACACATGGTACTAAGGTGCATAAGATTTGTGAGCACTATCTTGATAATGATCCTGATTATAGAAAAGATGTTAACCCAGTTAACCTAGAAGCATTTAATAAGATTCGTAAAGTATTAGACGCTCAAGTTAAAACGATTTATGGACTAGAGATTCCTCTTTATTCTGATTATTTACAAGTAGGGGGTCGTTGTGACTTGGCTTGTAACTATGCAGGTAAAAATACTATCGTTGACTTTAAGACTAGTGCTAAAGACAAAAGAATAGAATGGATTACTAATTACTTTGAGCAGGCAGCAAGTTATGCTGTTATGGCAGAAGAAAGAACTGGTATTCCATTTCCTCAGATTGCTATCATTATTGCAAGCGGTGAAAGCAATCAAGCTCAGATCTTTGTTAAGAAAAGAGATGATTATGTAGAGTCGGCTCGTGAGAAGATTCGTTCTTACATCGACGCACATAAAGACGCTGCCTAAGTAGTCACCTTATAAATAGCCATATGAGTGAGATGTTTACCTTAATAGGAGAGGTGGGCTTCCCAATTGCAATGGCGCTGATTGGTGGCTTTTTTATTTTTTTATCCGTGAAATATATCCTGGAATCAGTTGTTGGCCAAGTCAACAGTATCCATGGCATTGTTGCCCAACTCGACAATAGAGTCAAAACCATGAATCATGACATGGTTAGAATGGACACAACCATTTGTGCCGTCTTAGGAATCCGACCAGACCTAGACCGCATAGCTCGAGCCGATGGTAAAACTGATGCCAGGAGAGACTAGTGGATATAATAACTGCTATTAAAGATTATGGTTTCCCTATCGTAGCTGCTGTAGGCATGCTATGGATGATTTACTTTATTTGGAAGTTTATTACTCAAGAAATAAAAGTAAAATTAGGAGAAGCTAGCTCTACTCTTATAGGGCTTATTGATCGCATCAGAATGCTCGACAATGATATTATTAGACTTCAGCAGAAGTTAGACACAGTTATTGAGTTGAGAGAGAGCGATGATAACAAGAAAAAGTAAGCACGAGCAACGTGCATGGAACAGAATGAGAGCAGCCATTGGTTCAGGTATCTGGACTGGTGCTGATCTTGTTAAAGCCTCTATATTTGGTTTTGTATTTGCTACTATTTTATTTTGGGCTACAGACGCAATGTCTAGCCCAAAAGAACATAGATTCTATAGTCCTTCATTTAATGGACAGAATCAATCATCTCATTATTTGACTATTGAGAATCAAGAATCCAATAGAAAAGCCGCAATAAAAGAAGAAATACAGAAGCTACAAGAAGAATTAGAAAGAGATGCAAGAAGCACAACTCTTGCAAAGTTTATACGAAATGTAGAGAGTAGAATTTATTCAACCCTGTCAAGACAGATCGTCGAGCAGATGTTCGGTGAGAATCCAAGCGATGAAGGTGCATTCAATATTGATGGTACTGGTATTCAATATGTTAAGACAGGCGATAATGTGGAGCTAACGGTAACGGATGAAAATGGTTCAACCACTGTCATTGATATTCCTATCGGCGATTTTGGTATCTAGTTGCGCTAGTATACATCCTCGAGTAGAAGTACCAACGACTCCAGACAAACCAGTAGTACAATTAACTCTACTTGAGAAGAAGCTGAAGGATATTCAACCTGCTATTAGACAGCCTACAGTCGCTGTATATAGATTCCAGGATTTGACAGGACAAAAGAAACAAAATGCAACAGGGGGTACGTCATTTAGTACGGCTGTAACTCAGGCTCCTGATGTTTATCTTACCAGAGCGCTTTTAAGAGCAGCAGATGGTAAATTTTTTAAAGTTATTGATAGAACTATTCTAGACGACCTTACAAAGGAACGTCAACTTATCAGACAAACTAGACAAAGTTATGAAGGTGATTCTGCATCCAGATTACCTGCTCTTGCTTTTGCTGGTTTAATAGTAACTGGAGGAATAGTAGGATACGATCATTCTACTGACTCTGGAGGTGCTGGTGCTCGATATCTAGGTATTGGAGCTAGCAGAGAATTTAGTCGTGATACTGTTACAGTTAATATAAGGCTTATCAGTGTAGCGACAGGTGAAGTGGTGCTTGATGTAATAACAAGCAAAACTATATTATCTACGAATACTCGTGGAGATGTCTTTAGATTTATAGAAACGGGCACCGAACTCGTTGAGATTGAGAACGGTATAGCCCAAAACGAAAGTGTATCAATAGCTACTCAACGAGCTATTGAATCGGGTGTCTTAGAGCTTATTCTTAGAGGAAATCAAAAAGGCTTTTGGACATTCAAAGGAGAGAAAAAATGAGCATAAGAAGCACATTATTTGCTATGCTTATTATGACTACTTCTCTGTACGCTGCAGATAATCTGATCTATATTGACCAGGTTGGTGCAGGTGCTGACATTGATTTGACCCAAGATGGTGATAGTAACATTATTGCAGGAAGCAGTGATGGATCTACAGCCATGAAGATTGAGGGCGATAACTCGTTTGTCTCAATTGATACGGTTGGCGATACAAACAAAGTGATCGGTAACTTTATTGGTACTACAGAGACGGACATCAATATTGATGGTGACACTAATACTGTCAACATTGATATTGACCCTGATGACGTCTATGGTGGTCAAAATAGTGACATCACGATTGATCTAGATGGTAACAATGCTACGGTCGACCTTGATGTGGCCACGGAAGACAGTGCTACAGGGTTTACAGCTTTGTGGACTATCATAGGTGACTACTTCAACGCCGATGTCGACGTTGATGCTAATGATGTTTCGATAACACTTGATTTAGACAGTGACAACACAGACTTCACCTATGATGGTGACGGCTATGATGGTCACGAAGTTGATATCACAGGTACAGGTAACTATTGGGATATCACAGTAGAACAACAATCTACATTACAAAAAGATAGTGTAACAATCGAATATTCAGGTTCAGGTGATGCAACTACAGGTGATGCGACCATTTGTGTTAGCCAGTCTGATTCTGGCACCGCAGTGGGCTGTCAGTAAGGACATTGGTGATGTCAACCGAGCAGTTGGTTGGCGTCAGATAGTACGAGAAGAAGCAAAGATAGAACCTAAAAAGGGTTCTAATATAATCTCCAAGGACGACCTTCGCACAGGCGAGGGTCGTATGGAGGTTCGCTTTGTCGACGATTCGAAACTCAGGATGACTGAGCATTCTAGAATTGTACTTGATAAGGTTGTTATTGACGACGATCCATCCAAGTCCTCACTGGCGATGACCTTTGCACAAGGAACTGCAAGGTTTATCACTGGTGAGCTTGGAACGATTAAGAAAGATAACATTAGAATGAGAACTCCATCTGCTGCTATCACGATTCGTGGTACAGACTTTTCTGTTACAGTAGATGAGATTGGACGAACATTAGTTGTATTGCTTCCAGATGAGAATGGTTTACCATCAGGTGAAATTGTTGTCGCTACATCTGTTGGAGAGGTAGTACTGAACAAACCTTTCCAGGCTACACGAACAATTGTAGGAGAGATGCCTCCTGCCAATCCAGCTATATTGGATCTAACATTAGATATGTTGAACAATATTATGATTATTAGTCCTCCTCAAGAGCGTATGTCAGAGGAAGAATTCTATGCAGATGTTAACAAACGATCCAATATCAATCCACTTGACATAGACTTTCTCGATGAACAGCTTCTTGAAGATGAAGAGCTTGAGAAAGACTATCTAGAATTTACCGAACTTGATGTTAATTATCTTGATGTAGAGCTTCTAGAAGATTTACTTGATCAATTCGATGATCTAGAATCAGATAAACTCAAAGAGGAAGAGTTTGTAGGGGATACTGCTATTGAAGGTACTCGAGAAGGTCTTGATACTGATACTCAAGTAAATACTATAGTAGATGGTAATAAAGTTGTACAAGAGCGAAATGTAA